AAAATGCGAAAGCCCGGATCCAAAGGTGCGCCTAGTGCTAAGGCATTTAGGCAAGCAGCTAAGACAGCGAAGAAAAAATAATGTACCCCAAAAAGAAAAAAAAGCCGATCAAAAGAAAGCCTAAACCAAAACCCGGATACTGAGCGTGAATCATGCAGATACCCATCCTAAACGGTATATTCACTGATGACCGTCAGGCAGAAATACGAACCAGCTACCCGGTAAACCTAATACCTGTGCCAAAGCAGTCAGGGATCAGCAACGGCTATCTAAGGCCCGCTGATGGATTGACTAAGAATGGTGAGGGGCCCGGCGTAAACAGGGGCGGTATCGAGCGAGACGGCGTCTGTTACCGGGTTATGGGTACATCCCTATGCTCAATTGCGTCTGACGGTACGGTCACTGTGCTTGGAGACGTTGGCGGCACTGACGATAATCTAGTCACAATGGACTACTCCTTTGACCTTCTGGCGGTTGCTAGTGGTGGCAAACTATTTTACTGGGACGGCACGTCAGTTGATCAGGTGACTGACCCAGATCTAGGGCCGGTCCTTGATGTCGTTTGGATAGATGGCTACTTCATGACCACTGACGGCGAATTTTTAGTGGTTACAGAGCTGTTAGACCCGTTTGCAGTCAACCCCTTGAAGTATGGATCATCTGAGATTGATCCTGACCCTGTAACAGCTCTCGTCAAGCTTAGAAATGAAATATACGCGGTTAACCGGCACACAATTGAGGTATTCGACAACGTAGGCGGTAATCTGTTTCCGTTTCAACGTGTAGAGGGCGCGCAGATTCAGAAGGGCTGCGTTGGCACTCACGCCTGTTGCGTGTTTATAGAGACGGTTGCGTTTTTAGGAGGCGGTCGTAACGAGTCACCCGGTATTTTTTTGGGCGTTAACGCTCAGGCCAATAAGATCTCAACCAAGGAAGTGGATGAAATCTTGACTGACTACACTGAGGTGCAGTTGTCCAAGGTTAAACTTGAATCTAGGAACGACAGAAACCATCAGCACCTGTACGTTCATCTGCCTGACCAAACCTTGGTGTTTGACTACACCGCGACTCAGGCAACAAACATTCCGGTTTGGTTTGTTTTGACAACCTCAGAAACTGGACTGTCTCAGTACAAGGCGCGAGACATTGTTTGGTGTTACGACAAGTGGCTGATTGGTGATCCAACTTCTAACGTAATTGGGTACTTCCAAGATGATATTGGCTCGCACTATGGGTCAAAGGTGCGCTGGGAGTTCTCAACCAATATTATTTACAACGAAGGTCGCGGAGCAATTTTTCATGAGCTTGAGCTGGTCGCTCTAACTGGGCGCGTTTCGTTTGGCACTAATCCGGTCATTAGCACAAGTTACTCGGTTGACGGCGAGACATGGAGTCAGTCGCGGTCGATTAAGGTCGGAACGCAGGGCAACAGAAACAAGCGGCTGGTTTGGTTTCAGCAGGGGTCAATGGTCAACTGGAGGATACAAAGGTTTAGAGGCGAATCTGACGCGCATGTATCATTTGCTCGACTAGAGGCTCAGGTAGAGCCGTTGGCCTACTAAAATGGCTAAATCAAGGCTAGGACTAACCCGGGACCAGTTAGCGGTATTCCTGAAGGATCACGAACAGATAATACAGTTCGAGAAGCTGTTTGACACTGTGGACGCTGGCAGCAGTGATAACACGATTGTTGACGTTGAGATCATCGCTCAGTTGGCCTCCAACACCGCGAATCAGGCGGTAGACACTAATCACCTCAAGACCGACTACATCGACTTTAATCCTTCCGCACCACACGCGGACAAAGATGCTCGCGTGGTTTGGAATGCGTTTGATGACACGCTAAACCTCCATCATTCTGGCGGTGTAGTCCAGCAGGTAGGCCAAGAGACCTATATCTACGGACGCAACAACACCGGGTCCACGATTACCAACGGATCAACGATTGGGTTTGCTGGGGTCAACGGGCAGAACAGGATTGAGTTTCTGGGCTATATTGCTGACGGGACATATCAGTCTGAATACTTTTTAGGCGTAGCTACTCAGGACATTTCAAATGGCGAGGTAGGGTTTGTAACGACCTTTGGCAATGTTCGAGGCATTGACACCACCGGCAGCGCAGAGGGCGAGTCTTGGGCATTGGGTGACGAATTATACGCAAGCCCAACCACGGCTGGAGCCTTTACGAAGGTTAAGCCAACGGCCCCTAATATATCGATCCCAGTTGCGATTGTGGTCGTTGTCAGCGCCACTGAGGGCGAGATATTTGTACGCCCGATTATCGAACAGCAGAAGTATTACGGTCAGTTTGCTCGGACCACAGATCAGGTTGCTGGGTCAATCAATACTGCGGTTGCAGTTGTATTCGACACGACAGAGGTTGCTAACGGAATAACTTTGGGGACGCCAGCATCCAGACTGGTCGCGGCTAATTCTGGATTGTACAATTTTGCCACAAATATACAGTTGCTATCTAATTCTGCGAGTGCAAAGAACGCATGGTTTTGGTTCAGGAAGAACGGCGTAGACATTCCTGACGGCGCGAGCGTGGTTACCTTATCAGGTAACAACGAATCAAAATCAACTGCCAAAAGTGATTTTATTTCACTGCAAGCTAACGACTACATTGAGATAATGTTCGCTGTAGATGATACAGGTTTATTTCTAAACGCCACGCCTGCAACGGCTTTCGCTCCAGCAGCCCCTGCGGTCTTGGTCGCCGTCACTCAGGTACAACAGTAGGTTTATTATGGCTATTACAGTAACAAACATTATTTCAAGAAGGCTGGCAGAGACGGCGGCGACCATTCAGTACACTGCGACCGGCGTGACTACGATAATTGACAAGTTCACGGTTACGAACGTGGGCGCAAGCAATGCCTTTATCACTGTCTACCTACCCAACGCTAACTCTGCCGGTAATCCTTTGGCGTCTAATACGGTGATTAACGCTAGGACAATTGCGCCTCGCGAGACCTACTCATGCCCAGAGTTGATTGGTCAGGTGCTACCTGATGGCGGCACGATTGTAACGCAGGCTGGCGCTGCTAACTCTTTGGTCCTGAGCGCGACCGGCAGCGAGATAGCATAAGAATTGAATTAACGCAAATATATGAGACAATGATGTGAAAAGGACTGTTTGATGGAAGATGTTGACTGGCTAAGGCGTAATTTTGTTGAAGTGTTCTGCCTACCAGAAGAGGCCACAGAGTGGCTAATTGATCTCTACAGATCCATACAGTTTTTCGACGATGTTGCCGATGGTGACAAAGTAGACAGAAAGGATTTAGACCACGTTCTATGGCACATGATGGTTGGACAATACTCCAACGCATTTTTTGCACAAAAGAGCGCGGCATTAGTCCCGCTACTGGCGAACGCTATTTTGAAGTGGCAGGCGTCAGACCACGTTGAGCGTGAGGGAGATGTAGATGCCAGATCGTTTATGTGGAGGGCTGGTTACTACGACATTATTTTAACTGTTGTACAGCTCTGTCACGGGGCTGAGGTTGCTAAAGACAGCGCCCACATGGTGATGAGAATGTACGGCGAAAAATACGAAGATTATTTAGAGGAGTTTTCATAATGCCACATCCAGCGGTTGCTATTGTAGGCGGGGGGATTGCTAGTTCAGCTATTCAGTCAAGAGCGGCGAGAAAGGCAGGCAGAGCGCAAGAGCGTTCTGCTGAGATGGGCATTGAAGAGCAGAGGGCGGCACGATTAGCCACTGAAAGGTTAATGGCTCCGTATGTTCAAGCTGGCACTGGGTCATTAGAGGCGCAGCAGGCGATTCTTGGGCTGTTAGGGCCAGAGGCACAGCAGCAAGCCTACGCCGGGATTGAGCAAGGTCCACTGTTTCAGTCACTGGTTGAGCAGGGCGAGGCTGGAATATTAGCCGGTGCATCCGCAACTGGTGGTTTACGCGGTGGAAACATCCAAGCCGCTCTGGGTCAATTTAGACCCCAGATGCTTCAGAGCATGATTCAGAATCAATATCAAAACCTTGCCGGTTTAACTTCGTTAGGTCAGGCTTCAGCGGCTGGTCAGGCTGGATTTGGTCAGCAGACGGCAGGCAACATTGCTAACTTGTACGGTCAGCAGGGTCAGGCTCTGGCTGGTTCTGCGCTGGCACAGGGTCAAATTTTAGGCGGTTTAGCCAATTTCCCAGCTCAGATTTTAGGTGCGGCCAGAGGTCAAGGTTCTTCGGTTAAAGAATTTTTAGGATTTTAAAAAAGGTAATCGACAATGGCACAACCATACGACTATAGGCTAAACGTACCAAATCCAATGCAGGCTTTTAATCAAGCTTTTAGGGTTGGAGCTGATCAAAGAATTGTATTAGAACAAGCGGCGACTAGAGAACAAGCGGCAAAAATGCAAGAAGAAGGCAACAGGCTGGTAAACGAGTATTTTGAGACGCCTGCCGACCAAAGGACTTACGATCAGGCTTTACGGATTGGTATGTATAACCCGCAATTCGCAGAGCTTGCACAAAAACAATTCGATGCACTTTCTGAACAACAACAGCAGAGTGCTTTTACAGACGCGACTCAGATTCATACTGCACTAAAAAATGTGCTTACAGGTGAAACTGACTTTGAAATACTTGATCAAATTTTAGATAGAAGGGTTCAGGCCACAAAAAACAATCCCGGATTAAACAAGATGTGGGTTGACGCTAGAGAGCTTGCTCGAACGGACCCTGACGCAGCCGAGATGATGGTAGCCGCAAGAATTGCTACGCTACCCGGCGGTAAAGACTACTTCGCCACGATGAAGACTGTAGGCGAAGAGGCTAGGGCAGCGCAATTACAGCCCGGAAAGATTCAAGAAAATAAATTACAAGTAAGAAAGCTTCAAGACGAAATTAAATTTAATCAATATGAAGGGTTTATAAATCTTGCTGAGAATGGCGTAGATGTTGTTTCAATGGTGGCCGCTGAAGCGCCAATAAGAAAAGATCTTGAAGAAATATCAAAACGTCAAAAACAATTAAACGCTGCTCAAAGAAGAAAAGATCAAGCAACAATTACAAATCTTGAACAACAAATACAAGAAAGGCAGGATGCTGTTCAAGAAAAGGCTCAAGCAAAAATTCAAGAACAAAGAGTTCAATTGCTTGCGTCTGAGGATTTGTTAAGGAAATCAACTGAAATTTTAGATGCTGCTCTGGAAAAGGATGCTAGAGGAAATTACAAAAAGGATGAAGAAGGTAATTACATAGTAAATGCTACAGCAAGAGCGGCCCTTGGCCCGATTGATCAAATATTATTCACAGCACAACCAGAAGTTGCGGATTTCGAAGAAGATGTAGGTGTTTTAGCTGCTCAAATTTATTTGGATAAAGTTAAATTAATGCGAGGCACTGGACCTTTGTCAGATAGAGAGGGAGCAAAACTTGAAAGCGCAGCAGAAAGTCTTTCGTTGCGTCAAAGTCCTCAAAAATTCATAACGAACGTAATGTCAATAAGAGATTTGAGCCAAAGAAACCAAGAGTTAACAAAACAAAAATATGGCGATTTTGGTGCCATCCTAGAAGAACGGGCTGCTGGTCAAACAGGTGATACTGTAACAACTGATACGGTTATAGAGGTGGACTTTTAATGCCATATTCTATCGTTACGAAAGACGGTATAAAAATAAACAACATACCGGATGACATACCTCAAGATTCTGAAATTTTAAAGCAAAGAGTTCAGGATATTCGGGCGCAGTCTGGAATGGTAGCTGGTGACGTTGGTCCTGCCGCAACTCCGCTGATGAGGGGCGATGAAGTTTTTCCGCCCGAGCCATCGACTGTACCGGGTGGCACCTTAGAGGAGCAAATGTTTGCCGCCCAGACTGAGACACCGATGCTTGACGTTCAGGGCCGTCCGATTATGCCGCCCCCGGTACAGCCTCAAGTTGATCCAGAGTTTCAAGAAAAGTTAATTGGAGCGGCAGAGGTCTTAATGACCTTGGCGACAGGCGCGACCACAGGCGCTGGCGGTATGGTTCGGGGAACCTTAGAGGGTCTTGCTGAACAGATACTTTCCGGTGAGTTTGGTACGCCACAGGCGGCTCAAATGATTCAGGAAAAGGCTATGGGCCGCGCTGGTGAAGCGACTTACATGCCTCGCACAGAGCTTGGGCAAGAATACGTTCAGGAGACCGCAGACGTTTTAGGTCAGTTGCCTGCAATGGCTCCACTCGCGGCTGAGGCCGGTGCGATTCGTGCTGGATTGGCGGGTGCGGCTCAAGCTGCTAGGGCTGGTGGTCCACCCGCTGTTCAAAGAATGGGTGGTCAACTGATTCAAGAAACTGGTCGAGAGGCTATGGACGTAATGGTCCCGCCACCTGTTCGACAAGCAATACAGCGCGGTGTTGTTCAGCCCGTTGCAGCCGCTGCAACAAGGACAATGGAGCCAGTTAGAAGAGCTGGTGAAGCTGTAGCCGCTAACATTGAGGCGATGCAGCAGCGCAGAACGCAACAGACTAGAGATTTGCTAAAGGCTCAGCCTGACAGTTCAGAGGTTGTTGAGTTCCGACTTGTTAACGACCGAGTGCAGGCAGACCCTCAAGCAACTGAAGCAATCAAGCAGGGCTGGGATCCAGCGGTTTTGGGGTCAATAAAGGCGTCTAGTAATCTTGACAAGCGTCAGATGCAAAAGGCGCTTAACATTTTAAAGCTGGGAAAAACTAGCGCAAGGTTTTCTGCTGAGAATAGGCCGTCAGGCGTTCTTGGAGACTCAATGATGTCTCGCGTTAATTTCTTGATGAGCGCACGAAAGGAAAGCGGCAAGCAGATAGATCGGATTGCTCAAACTCAGCTTAGAGGACAGCCTGTTAATTTTGATCAACCAATGTCACAGTTCATAAGTGATTTGTCTGATATAGGTGTTTCGGTAGAGCGCGGTCCTAATGGAAAGTTTAAGGTTAATTTAAAAGGCTCAGACATAGAAGGTGATCGAGCGGGTGCGACTCTGTTAAACCGAGTCCTAGAAAGATTAGGTGACACTGATGTGCCTGATGCCTACGGTGTGCATACAGCTAAAAGGTACATTGACACTCAGGTTGATTATGGTAAAAGACGAGCGAATCCGTTGACTCAGCAGGCCGAGAGGGTTGTTAAAAAATTACGTCGAAACTTAAACACAGCGTTGGGTGATGCTTTCCCCGAGTATCGAGAGCAAAACACTAAATTTAGCGATGCTTTGACTGCACTTGACGAGATACAAGAGGCGGTTGGCAAAAAAGTTAATTTTGACAGCGACAGGGCTGGCGAAGCATTCGGCACTGCGCTTAGAAAAGTTTTAAGCAACTACGGGTCTAGAAACCAAATTATAGACGCGATTGATTCGGTGGAGACGGTTGCTAAAAAGTATGGTTTGAAGATTAACGATGACCTAATTAATCAAATTATTTTTGTTAACGAAATTGATCGAATGTTCGGCGCAGTAGCCCCGGGATCGCTTAAGGGCCAACTAGAGCAGGCATTGCAAAAGGGTTCTGATTTTGCGCGCAGTAGCGCCGCTGAGAAGGCCGTAATGCTTGTTGGCAAGGTAGGCGAGGCCGTTAGAGGCATAAACGAAGAAAACGCCATAAAAGCTATTGAGGAGATCCTCAGAAGGCAGGAACAAGAGCCAACCGGAACTGAAGTAGCCGAATAATAAAACAATCGATTGAGCAGATAAAAAATCGTAAACTTGGAATAGAGAAGCTCTGAAGGAGCCAAAAGAATGACCGCAATCAGCATTACCCCCGGTTACCCCAACTTTTCAGACACTGATGGGTCGGCGCTTAACGATGGCTACGTTTACATTGGGCTAGAGTATCAAGACCCGATCACGGCCCCTACGGGCGCCTTTTGGGACCAAGAGTTCCAGATACCCGCTGATCAACCCCTAAGAACGTCCGGTGGCTATATCGTGCGTAACGGATCACCAGCGGCGGTTTACACTGGGGCTGCTTACTCCATTCTGGTACAGAACAAGAACCTTGTAACGGTCTACAACGCGCCTAGCGCGGTTATTACGAACGTCACTAACACAGTCGAAGATATTACGCAGTATCAGGGCGCACACGCCACCGACCCGATTGCTAGAAACGATGGCACACCGCTACAGGTTGGTGACCTTTACTTCAACACTGTGGTTAACGAGCTGAAGGTTTGGAGTGGATCAACGTGGGTTCCGTCATCACCGGGTTCTGTGACCGTTGAAGACTTTACCGGGACCGGAGCGCAGACGGCGTTTAACCTCGCCACGGCCCCGGTTGCTGAGAACAACACGCAGATATACATCGACGGTGTTTATCAGCAGAAGGACACCTACTCGCTCGCAGGCGCCACGGTTAATTTCAGCACTGCACCACCGATCAACAGCGGGATTGAGGTCGTTAGTTTTTCAATTGCATCTTTGGGTACGGTTGACGCGT